TCGCCGTTCCAAACGATGACCTGTCTAGAATCGAAGCAAAGATTGATCAAATTGTATCACTTGAAACCGATGAACTGGCACAAATGTTCTCACAGCAGGGTTCAGACATTCGAGCAATCATCGATGAAATCGAAGAAAGAAAAGGCGAACTCGAAGAAGAATATAAAGTCAAGATAGATGATATAAAGAAACTCATTATGCCACTTCTCTATAACCTCATGAAGAATCCAGAGAAGGAATACATTCTTTGGCCTAACCGAACAGAAGTGATTCAACAGCAAATCGCAAAGATTGAAGAAGCAACCAAATGAAAGTATATTATACATATAGAAAAATATGAAGGATTTTCATAATGTCATATGAAATCAGAAACGATAAACTATTAAGAGAAGCATACGAAGCCGGTAGACGGCAGGGTCTAAATGAGACGGCAGGGTGGTGGATTCCTCCACCGGCGGACCCACTGGAACCACCATTCGATCCTCCTTGGTGGTATCCTCCTGGATGGCCGAATTCTCCGGCCGATGTTCCAAATCCGCACCCGGATTGGATGCGACAGCCGTTTCATCTGTGGGGGCTAAAATCATGGACATGGACATCGGAAGCAAATGAGTTTGGTGATGTGGTTGTATGGACATATCAGTGCTATGGTAACGGAACCTGCTCATGGAGGAGTTACACGCGGCCATGGCGACAGGGTGATCCGGGGCCCAACCCTGATGGCCCCTATCACGATCCACCATGCTACACGTGCCCAGGGAAACCGAGAGGGAAAGGTGAACCCAATTGGCCAAAAGGGAAAGAACCGACACCGGGGTCAAATCCATATGGACAGAATCCAGATGAAGATGATCCGAACCGCTCAACTCATGGCGGATTCAATATTCCACCCACCGGCATCGGCCGCGCCGGCATCGGAGTTCCGAAAGGCCTGCGAGAGCAAAAGCAAAACGGTGCGAGGCCTCCAAAATCGTGGCTCAATGAGCAACAAAAAATTGGTCTGCCGTTGCCGCGGCAATCACCGAATCGCCATGGCGGCCTTCGCCCTGCCAGCAGGCCTGATCAAGAGTATAACGAGGAATTGAAAAAATATTTAGAAATATATGAGGCGTGTGTGAAGGACCCGAACTGCGACGAATCAAGATATAAATGGGATCCCCGGTGGCAATGGATCGGTATGCCTTCATCTCCGCCAGACACCGGGTTCCCCAATGTCCCAATGGGATGAATTAATCTGACTTGACTTTTCTGTTTTCTGTTGTATAATGTGTATATGGATTTAAGTGAAATAAGAAAATTAGTAGCCGAAGATATGCCTATTGACGACACCGAACTGGATGTCGAATCAATGACCATTCCCCAATTGCACGGTAAGTATCTCAACTTTTATCTGGATGAGAAACTTGTCCTACAGAAACTGAACAGTGACTACTATAGGCTAAAGAAAACAAAGTGGGAATACTATACAGGTAAATTGGATCAAGACCAACTTGAAGAATATGGTTGGGAACCGTTCCAGTTTAAAATACTAAAACAAGACATCGACCTGTATATGGACTCCGATGAAGACCTACAGAAACTCTCCAATAGAGTAGCATATCAAAAAGAGAAGATTAACTATCTTGATTCTATTCTGAAATCTATTAACAATCGCCAGTGGAATATCCGCAATGCGATTGAGTGGAGAAAATTCATTAATGGACAATGATGTCCTTACACTCGTAGAAAACGATTCTATGTGTCGAATATTCCTTCGACACGCATATTCATATGCACAATCATATAGTAAAGATCCATCTACTCAACTTGGTGCAGTTCTTGTGAAGGAACATGCAGGCGTCATAGGATGGGGCGTGAACGGTTTGCCTGATAGAATTTCTGATAAAGAGGATAGGTGGGTACGACCACAAAAATATGACTATGTAGAACATGCAGAACGAAACGTAATATACAAATGTGCTGAGAGGGGAATCTGCTCCACTGGACTTATCATGTATTGCCCATGGTTTGCATGTGCAGATTGTGCAAGAGCAATTATTCAATCTGGTATATCTGCGGTAGTAGGTCATAAAGAATTTTATGAACACACCAACGAACGATGGAACGAATCAACAAAACTTGGAATGGATATGCTGAAAGAGGCGAAAGTTCTCACAAGACTATGGAGTGGTAAAATAGGAAATAATATGTCCGTCCGAGTCAACGGGGATCAATTCCATCCATAAATAATAGGATGAGTGATTTGACTATTACAAATATAAATTCTGTTAACATAAGAGTTGACTGCGAAAAAAGTACAGCAAAAGAACTTTCGGACTTCTTTACGTTCGAAGTTCCTGGTCATGAATATATGCCTACCTTCCGCAACAAGATGTGGGATGGTAAAATTAAACTATACAACATATACAAGCAAACCATATACAAAGGATTGTATGATTATGTTGTTAAGTTTGCAAAGGATAGAAACTATAAAATAATAGAACCAGAACCAATCAGAAAATCGAAGAATGTTAAAGAAGAACACATTCAAAAATTCATAGACGAATACCTCAAACCAATGGCTGGTGGAGAGGAGATAACTGCACACAGACATCAGATCGAAGCAGTAACTCATGCAATTAATAATGACCGTTGTTTGCTTCTATCTCCAACGGGATCTGGTAAGAGTCTAATCATATATGCATTGGTTCGTTATTATCTTGATATCATTCCAAAGGATAAGAAGATTCTCATTATTGTTCCCACGACATCTCTTGTAAGACAGATGCTTTCAGACTTCTCTGAATATTCATCCCAAACAAAATGGAAAGCAAAGGATAATTGCCATTATGTGTTTGCGGGCAGGGATAAGATATCTGAAAATAGAGTGATCATATCAACATGGCAAAGCATCTATAAACTGGGTAGAGAATACTTCGATAACTTTGAAGTATGTTTCGGTGATGAATGCCATCTGTTTAAATCTAAGTCCCTTACCACCATAATGTCTAAATTAGAAAACTGTCCTTATAGGATAGGAACAACAGGAACTCTGGATGATTCCCTTACTCATAAATTGGTAATTGAGGGATTATTTGGCAGAGTACATCATGTGACCACGACAAAGAAACTGATGAGTAATGATTTACTTAGTAAACTAAAAATAGATTGCATCCTCCTTCAGTATCCAGAAAATATCAGAGAAGATGTAAAGAGAATCAAATATCAGGATGAAATAGACTGGATCGTAACAAACGAAGACAGAAACAAGTTTATTTGTGATTTGGGACTCCAACTAAAGGGTAATTCTTTAATACTCTTCCAGTTTGTCGGGAAACATGGAAAACCACTGTTTGAACGTCTTAGACGGGAAGCAGAGGACTCACGCGACATATTCTTTGTGTTTGGTGGAACTGATGTGGAACTCAGAGAAGAGATCAGGCAAATTACTGAGAAAAAAGATAATGCAATTATTGTGGCTTCATATGGAACCTTCAGTACTGGCATTTCAATTCGCAGACTTCATAATATCATTTTTGCTTCTCCGTCTAAAAGCAGAATTAGAATACTCCAAAGTATTGGACGCCAATTGCGTAAATCTGAACATAAAGATGTTGCAAAGTTATATGATTTAGCAGATAATCTACATTGGAAATCATACAAGAATCACACACTTAGACATTATGAAAGAAGATTAAAAATTTATCAAACTGAAGGGTTTGATTACAAACAAATATCCCTACATATTAAAGGGAAAGAAAATGGATGATAATGCAATGTATAAAATAGTCAACCTTACTAACGGTGATAATATCATTGGACAGGTAATCCGAAAAGAAAATAGTATAACAATATACAGACCTTTTCAGATGAAAATAATTACAATGATGGATCAAGCAGGTCCAAATAACATGTTACGACAAGAAGCCTTGGTGATGAGAAATTGGCTCGAGTTGTCTAAAGAAGAGGCAGTAGAAATTTCTTTAGATCGGATTATAGTAATAACAGAACCAACTACCAATGTATTAAAATTGTATAATGAAGAAATATATAAAGAAGACAACCCATCTGAAATATTATCTCTTTTAGATAAAATGAAAGACATGTATGAAGATGAAGACGTATTAGACATCGATGCAGGTAATGATCAAAATATTATGGTGGA